CAGCGCCTGATCCAGCTCATCCGCGAGGGCGAGATGGCGAAGGCCCACATGCGGAGCCTTCGAAAAGTGGCGAGGCTCCTCCCGGACGTCGCGGAGGACACCATGCGCCGGGCCTTGCCCAGGAAGATGAAGTGCCCCCAGTGCTTCGGCAAGGACCTCCAGTGCGGCGCCTGCGACGGCACGGGCAAGGTGGAGAAGGAGCCGAGCCTCCAGCGGCAGAAGCTCGCGCTCGAGGTGGGGGGCTTGCTGAAGAAGAGCCCTGGGGTCGTCGTGCAGCAGAACCAGTTCCAGGCGATGCAGGTCCAGGGGCTCCGGGAGTTCCAGGTGAAGAGCGACAGGGCGCTCTACGCCAGCGACGATGTGGAGGATGCCCAGGTAGTCGAGGAGCCGTGAAGAAGCGGCAGAAGGATCCGCCCACGGTCCCAGGGTTCTGGTTCCCGATGGCTGATCCCTATCCCCCGGTTCTCCCGCTCTGGCGCCGCTGGGCCAAGCCCCGCACCGGCTGGTGGTGGATGTGGAAGGAGCCCGCGCACCGTCCATGTGGGGTTTCCCAGGCGCTCGTGTCGAAGGTGCTACGCCGAGCGGGTTGGAAGGCGGTGCCGTCATCTATCACGCTGATGTAATCGCCGCCTCCCTCGAACGCCTCGAGCGGGCCTTCGACGTCACGCTCCGGGAGTACAGCCTTCCGCAGGTCGAGGAATGGGTGCAGCGCCTCGACGCGCTGTGGGACCCTGAGGAGGGGATCCAGCGCCGGCCCTTCAAGCAAGACGAAGCGGACTTCGTGGCGAACGAGAGGCTCGTCTCCAAGGCCAACTTCCTCTACTGGGCGGAGCGCTACGCCATCATCTCGGCGGGCGGTGCGGGGCTCATGAAGCTTCGGCTCTGGGACTCCCAGCGCCTCATCCTCGACAGGATCGGCACCATCGAGCGTGAAGCACGAGTGCTGGGTGCGGATGCGGATGGCGTGCTCATCAACGCGCTGAAGGCCCGGCAGCTCGGCTGCAGCACTCTCTCCCAGGCCCTCGTCGCGCACCGGATCACTACCCAGGCCGACATCTTCGCCCTCGTCGCGGGAGACGTGCCTTCGCAGTCCACGTTCATCGTGGACATGTTCCTGAGGATCCTCGACAACCTCCCGTGGTGGATGCGGGTGGGCCTCAAGACCCGGGTGGAGACCTTTCCCCAAGAGCTTGAGTTTCTGACGGGGAGCCACGTCTGGAGCCGCGCGGGGGACTCCACCCGCGGGGAGTCCGAGAAAAAGGGGAACCTGGGGCGTGGCCAGACGATCTCCACCCTCACTCTCACGGAGCTCTCCACGTGGGCGCATCCTGAGCAGATCGACGACGCGCTGCTCCCGGGGGTCCCCGTGCACCCCCGGACCCTCGCGATCTTCGAAAGCACCGCCAAGGGCACGGGAAACTGGTGGGACAAGCACTGGCGGGAGGGCAAGAAGAGCATCGGCAGGTTCAAGCCCATCTTCATCCCGTGGTACGTGGAGCCCAGGAAGCACCGGAGGCCGGCGCCGCCCGCGTGGGGCCCAAACGCCGACACCCTCCAGCACGCGAAGCGCTGCGAGGAGGGCTCGAGCTACTGGCTTGGGAAGCAGGTCTCGCTCACCCGCGACCAGCTCTACTGGTACGAGAAGACGAAGGAGTCGCATCGGCTGAAGGGGACTCTGTGGAAGTTCATCGAGGAGTACCCCGCGACCGACGAGGAGGCCTTCCAGGTCGGCGGCCACGGCATCTTCACCCCCGAAACCATGGAGCGGATCGTCGCGCAGGCGAGACCGATCGCCGCGGTGCTCGAGGTGATGCCCAAGAAGGACATCGTTCTGGAGAGCGCGCTGGAACAGGGCACCCCCAGCTTCGAGCTGCCCCCGGGGTACGGCTTCAGGATGTTGAAGAAGCAGCCTTCAAGCGCGGACTTGGAGGGCCTCCTCGACTACGTCCTCGTGTGGGAGCAGCCTCGGAAGGCCCAGCGCTACTTCATCGCGGTGGACGTCTCAGCAGGCGTGGGGGAGGATCGTTCGAGCGTCGAGGTCATTCGCGTGGGCACCGTCGAGGAACCCGACGAGCAGGTGGCGGAGTTCTTGTCGGCGTGGGCCTCGACGAAGATCCTCGCCGCGGTGATCGACGCCCTCGGTCACCTCTACGGCGGCACCGAGGGCGAGGCCCAGGTGGCGATCGAGAACAACTTCGGGATGGGCTACGCGGTGCAAGACGAGCTCCAGACCCACCTTGGGTACACGAACTTCTGGATCTGGCGGGTCCTCGACGCCCGAAAGCTCGAGAAGCGCTTCACCCAGCGCATTGGGTTCTGGACCTCCAGGCGCACCCGCCCGATCATCCTCGACCGGCTCATCACCGCGGTCACGACGCAGGATCCCGTCTCGGGCTTCTCGGACCTGCGGATCAACTCCCCCCATGCCTTCGCCGAGATGCGCAGGTTCGTCGCGGCGCCGGGGGTCGGCCTCATGCACGCTGCGGCGGCGCCAGGCTCGAACGACGACGTCGTGATGGGCCTCGCGATCGGCAACCATTGCGCCCACACGATCTTGAACGAGGATGGTGAACCGCTTGCAGAGACCCGCCGAAGGCTCAACGAGGAATCGTCCCACCGCACGGAGCTCGCTCAGAAGGCGCTTCAGAAGCGGGACTACCAAAATCAGCCCGTCACGGCGGAATTCATGGAGACGGGGTTCGACTCTGATGCCTATGGAAGCACGGTGTATTCGTGGCCCTGAGGCTTCCAAGTCCTGTGCTTCACGATTCGATTGATCGTGATCCAAGCAACGCCGTAGTGGGCAGCCAGCACCGCGGCCGATTCCTTGGGAAACCGCGAGCGAATCTCTTCGACTTGCTGTGGGGTCAGGCGCTTCGCGTGCCTGACGCCGGCTGCCACGGCGTGTTGCATGTTTCTCCTGCGCGTCACGTACTCCAAGTTTTCTGGGCGGCCGTTGGTCTTGTCGCTGTCCTTGTGGTTGACCTCGTGGCCCGGTGGGCATGGTCCCAGAAATGCCTCGGCTACGACGCTGTGCACGGTGCGCTGGGTGACGTGCCGGCGGCTTCCCATGGAGGCACCAAACATGGGGTATCCAGTACGCGCGGTAGGAGGGTTGAGGATTCGACCTGGGCGGGTGTGGATCCCGGCTGTCTCGCGCCGAATTCGCCCGAGGCTCGATGCGGCGTAGCGCCCATTGAGGCTGGGGATTGGTCGCCACTCTTCCGTGGTAGGGTCTTCGGTGGCCATTGTCACCTCCTGTGTGATGCTGGCCGGGGGTGGGGGGCCTTTCGTAGAGGCCCCTTGCCCTGCGTAGTATAACAGGACGGGGGGTCCCGCATGGGTGCGTACACTTTTGGCGGCCGGGTGGTCCTCGGGGGTGGCGCCCAGACCCTGAAAGCGCTTCTCGCATGATCGTCGCGGTCCCGAACTTCGACTACGTCGCCAAGTACTGGCTCACCGGGCCCGACCGGGAGTGGGCCCACGCCATCATCTTCGGGCTCCAACGGGACGAAGGCGACTTCCACCGCTGCGCTTTCAACCCGACGCTCCTTCGTGGCGACTGCGAGGCCGTGGGCTTCCAGGTCAAGAACCTCGCCCACGAGTGGAGCTACACCCAGGAAACCATCAAGGCGGTGTGCGTGAAGCCCCGCTCGACTCCCGTGCTACCCTCACCCCAGAAGGAGATCGCATGAAGCTTCGTCTCGAGATCCCAGACCCTCTCTTCGAGCTCTACCTCGCCCACGCCAAGGGCAACGAGGGCAAGGTCCCCGAGCTTCTCGTCCAGCAGCTCGACCGCTTCCGCCGGGTGAGCCCCCTCGACCGCATCCTCGTCGTGGACGCCCACAACCGGGCGAAGCTCGAGGAGATGCTCTCGCACCCGACCCCTCAGATCGCGGACACGAAGGAGCTTCTCGAGCGGGTGGACGCGCTCGCCCACATCGAGATCGGTGGGGTCGCGGTGCGGTTCCACGCCCGAGACCTCCTGGCAATCAAGAACCACGCCGAGCGGAATGGGCTCTCGATCCAGGAGGCCGTCGAGTACACGGTGGAGAGGATGAAGGGGAGCTTCATGAGCTATCTGCCGGAGGCCACGGCCGCCGCCGCGATGCCGGTGGACGACGAGCCCGAGCCCGAGGAGGTTCCGGTGGACCCGGTCCCAGTCGTGGTGGAGGCATTGGCTTCCACGGACGAGGTCTACGAGGAGGCGGCTTCCCAGCTTCGACCCCAAGACCCCCGGGTCACGGCCCCTGTTCCTGACGGGGAGGACTTCGCCGAGGAGGGCCGTGGGAGGCTCCTGAACCCCTCCACCGTGGACCCCGCCGACCGGAAGGTACAGCCGCGGAAGCCGCAGCCCCGTGTACATCCGAAGCGCGCGGTGGTCTATCCGACCCCCGCGGCCACCGGGGACGCGATGCGGCCCCCAGGCTGGGGCGCGGGGAGTCGCGAGTGAACCTTCTCGACTGGCAGTGTGGGGCCTGTGGCGTGATCCGCAAGGACCTCTCGGGCTTCACGACCGCGAGCCCCCCGACCTGCCTCGCCTGCCCCGCGGCGGCCTCCATGGAGATTCTCTGGACGAGGGTCCAGGTCTCCGCGTGGGAGAAGCCTTGGAAGTACTGGGACGAGCGGGGCAACGAGAAGACCTTCACCTCGATTGCCGAGGTTCGGACCTACGAGAAGGACTGTGAGCGCCGAGCCGCTTCGGGCGAGGGCAACATCGAGGTCGCGGCCCAGTTCTCGATGGACCGCTCGAACCGCCTGGACCCGGTTTTCAAGCGTGCTACCTTCAAGCCCGCCACCCGGACGAAGAGCGGCCAGCGAATCGTGGTGAGGCGCGGGGACGGCGTCCGCCGGGAACACGGGGAGGGGTAGATGGACGCCACCGACCTCCTCGACGGGATCCACAAGGGCCTCGGCAGCTTCTTTCAGAAGGACGACAAGCGGATCCACGGCTGGGTCATGGAGCAGGCCCTCGAAGGGGACCGGCTGAACCGGAGCGACATCCTCTTCGCCAAGATGGACGAGAACATGGCCTACGTCTGTGGGGACCAGCTCCGGGGAGGGCGCCCGAGCTTCGTTCCCAAGGTCATCATCAACGAGACGAAGAGGACCCTTCGAATCCACGCCTCCGCGCTCACGGACATCCGGCCCCTCTTCGCGTGGCGCGTGGCGAACCCAGCCTTCGCCGACGCCAGCGCCGCCCTGAACCAGCTCCTGATCGTCTGGTGGGTCTCCCGCTTCACCGACCTGGCACTCTGCGACGTCATCAAGTACGGCCTCGCGGCTGGCAGCGGCGACGGGGTCCTCGAATTCGACGAAACGTTGCCAGGTGGTGGGGACAGCGTGCTTTTGCCCCGCGACCCCCGCGACACCCTCCCGATTCGACCCTCTCACAGCACCCGGATCCAGGACTGGGGAGGGGTGGTGCTGCGCCAGGAAGTGGACCCTGGGAAGCTCGCGGCCAAGTACCCCGACAAGATGCCCTCGATCCTCTCCGCGGCGAGCACTGGGGGCAAGATGGGCCAGCTCTTCACCCGGTTCTTCCGCCATGCTCCCATGGCCACGGGGACCCTCGATGGGCTCTCTAGGGCAAAGAGCGGCCCCCAGCTCCCCGCCTCTGGCATCCAGACCTACAACGCCTACTTCAAGGACCAGAGCGTCAACAAGAGCCAGAACGCGGTGCTCGTGGGACCCCCGGGCGCCAACTACTCCTACCTCGTTCAGCCCGGCAAGCCCCTCTACCCCCGTGGCAGGCTCGTCGTGGCCACCGAGAACGACGTCTTCTACGATGGTCCGAATCCCTATTGGCACGGCTACTTCCCCGTGGGCCGCTTCTCTCCCGACCCGTGGCCGTGGAGCTTCTTCGGGATCCCGATCACCGGGGACATGCGCCCGCTGCAGGACGGGATCAACAGCGCCACCAACTGGCTCATGGGGAACCTCTCCCAGCACGTTCGGCGCGGCAGCATGTGGGACAAGAACACCTCGGACGCCCTCATCAAGAGCTTCAACCCCGAGGAGCCCTACTGGAAGGTCCGCTACAACATGCAGTACGGCGAGATGTTCAAGCTCGCCGACGTCGCCCAGGTCCCCGCGTGGGGTTTGCCATTCGTCCAGTTCCTCTTCGAGAAGTTCCAGGAGATTGGGGAGACCAGCAATTTCCAGCAGCTCCTCCAGCTCCGCCAGGTGCCCTCGGGCGAGACCCTTGAGCGCTACCAGAACGCCCTGACCCCGGGGATTCGGCTCGAGGGCCGTTACCTCGAGTACTTCCTTCGGGACATGGCCCACATGCTGCTCTGCAACATCTTCCAGTTCTACAGCGCAAAGCGGCGCTACAGCCTCGTGGGAGAGGCCGGGAACGTCCTCGCAGACGTCGACTGGGACCCCGACACGATGATTCCGGGCATGCAGCCCGGGGACCCGGGCTACACTCCTGAGCTCGACGTGGAGCTCTCCAGGGACGAGCGGGCCCAGTTCTTCAAGGGGCTCTTCACCTTCTACGTGGCGCCGAACAGCCTCCTCGCGATGAACGCGCAGGAGCAGAAGCTGCTGTACCTGCAGCTCTACCGGATGGGCCTCGTGGACCGCTGGACCCTCATGGAGAAGCTCGAGATCCCGAACGCTGGGACCCCGCCGCCGATCCCGCTCCCAGTGGCGAATGCGCAGCCCGTGCCCCAACCCGTGATTGACCCGGCAACGGGGGTCCAGCAGGTGGACCCCACAACCGGCCTCCCTGCCACCCAGATGGTTCCACCGACCGAGGTCCGGGTTCCGGTAACGATCACCGAGAAGATCATGGCGGAGCAGATGATGGGGATCGCCGCGGCACCCTCAGCAGCCGGGAGACCCCCGAGCGGTGGGGCCATGCCGAAAATCGAGCAGAAGGCCGGGGGGAGAACGACGGTGACGGAGAGCAAGTGAAGACTCCTGCTACGAATCTCCCGACGCTCCTCGCGGCCCTCTTCAAGCAGCGCTACACCGGGCAGACCGTCGTCCACTGGCAGGACGGGATCCCGCGCCTTGTTGAAATCGTGGACAAGCGCCGGGTGGACTTGACGGGAGAGGCTCCGGGGCCTACATTGCAGGAAGCCCACGGTCGCTGAGCCCTTCCTCAGCACTCTCGTGGATCCTCCGAGTTCGATGGGGAGGTAGCCCTGAAAAGGGTTGCCTCCCCAGCTTTTTGGACGTAGATTCCTGTCAGGGGTCCTGGAGGATCCTCGAGCCGCGCTGAGGGAGGTCTCCCCTCCCTACTGGTTCACCAGCGCGGCTCTCTTTCTTCACCCTTGACAGTCCTGCTACGCTGTCCTCGTGAACCAGTTCCGCGCGACGTGCGCGACGGGTGGTGGCGCTCCAGCGAGACCCCGGGGAAAGTTCAAGCTGGAGGTCCCTGTCGGCAGGGGACGAGGGCGAGCCGGGGGAGACCCGGCGTGCAGACAGGCAAGCGAAAGGGTGCTCCCTGCGATGTCGGCAGGTCTTCCAGGCAACGAGCAGGTAGTAGATCCTGCGCCCGCGGCCCGCGTCCTGGTCCCAAGGCAGACGGAAAAAGAGCCCTGTAAGTAGCCGCAGCCCCTCCTCTTGGGGGCAGTAGCCTGTTGCTTCACGTCCTGAACAAAGCTGGGTCACAAGGCGCCACGAATCGGGCCCTGGGTGTTCTGCCCTTGGGAGTGGCCGCGGTCCCCTTGGTTGACGCCCCTTGACAGGCATGCGACCCTCATAGCCGAAGACGAGTCGAGCGGCACGAGCGCCGCCAAGGCTCCAGGGAGCGATTCCTGGGGCCTTTTGCTTTCTGGGGAGCCGAATGAAGCACGAGAGGCCCAACGAATCTCCCGCGCACGAGGCCAAGGAGTCGAAGGCTCTCGAAGCCAAGGAAGTGAAGACCGGGAGAGAGCTCTCCACCAAGAAGGGGTTCCCACGGAAGAGCTGTGGGGGAAGGCGCTGATGCCCTCGACGAGCGAGAAGCAGCGGGTTACGGCCGCGATCGCCGAGCACGTGCCGGGGAAGCTCTATTCGCGTAACCGCGGGATGCTGGACATGACGAAGGGACAGCTCCACGACTTCGCTGTGAAGGGCAAGAAGCGTGGGCGCTCTCTTGGAGGTCGGCGCTGATGGCTGGTCTCCCGCCGCCCGCGGCGATGATGACCGCGCAGGCCCCCGCGTCTGTTCAATCCCTCGTCCCGCCCGAGGCCGCGGCGCTCACCGCCCAGGCCCCAGGCGAAGGCCCTGGCGCCGACGCCGTGAAGGGCGTCGTGGCGATGGGTCAGTCGATCGACCGCGCCCTTCTCGCCCTTATTCAGGCCGCCCCGATGGGCGCCACGGACTTTTCGATGGCCCGCGACTTCATCAAGCGCGGGCTCGCTGCTTTCATCACCGACGTTGGCGACGCTGTATCCCCCGCCCCAGAGGCGGTGGGCACCCAGTTCCCCTCGTCCGTAGTCGGGCAGGGGTACTAAAGCCGTGCAACCACTCAAGGCGCAGCCACACGGACACCCCGGACCCCGGGAGCCGCTGTGTCTGGTCCGCACACTGAGGAGGTAGGCAAGTGGGACGACGTGAATCGGGCAAGACATACCTCGACGAGGTCCTCACGAAGATCCCGGACGAGGCCAAGCGCAAGGAGGCCGCCGCGATTCTCTCGCCGGTCGAAGCCGTGCTGGACACCCTCGGTGACGGCTTTCTCAGGCAGGAAGACCACACGAAGGGTCGGAACGAGCTTGCAGAGGCCCAGAAGCTCGTGGAAGCCGAGCGAGCCCGGCTCAGCCGCTGGCTCAAGGACCAGGAGGCGTATCTCAAGGAGTACAACGAGATCAAGCCCAAGTACGACGAGCTCGTGGCCCGGGGTGGGAACGAGGACGGCGAGCACCAAGCCGCGGTCATCCCGCCCGAGGTGATGAAGAAGCTCGAGCGTCTCGACGAGCTCGAGAAGGGTCTGAAGGAGCGCCTCGACGGCATCGAGGCGAACGGGGTCGGGCTCATGGTGGAGTTCCACAAGCTCGACCGCCAGCACCGGGAGGAGTTCAACACCCCCCTCGATTTCGACGAGCTTCTGAAGTACGCGAAGGAGAAGGGGACCAACGTCCGCGCGGCCTACACGGAGCGCTTCGCCGAGGCGCGGACGGCAGCCGCAAAGGCCAAGCACGACGAAGAGATCAAGCTCGCCGAGCAGCGAGGGCGCGACGCTGCCACGCGAGATTTTCGCTCCCAGCTTCCCCACATCGTGGACACCCAGGAACCGAGCACCCTCTCAGGTCTCAAGCGAGAGGGCGTGGATCCCGTCCAGGCCAGCATCAAGGCCGCGATCGAGGACCACTACTCGGGTGGGTGGCGGAAGCACGCAGAGGGGGCGTAGGCGTAAGAACCGTCTGACGAGCGTGCCCTTCGTCAGCATATAGGAGAGGCAGATGGCACCTCCCAACATCAACGAGCTGAACGCCCTGACGAAGGTCCACATCATGCCCGGGATCGCGGACGGCTTCTTCAAGGCGGGGCCGGTGATGGCCCTCCTGAAGAGCCGGTACCAGACGAAGTTCCCGGGTGGCTCCAAGATCCAGGAGCAGTTGCTCTACGCCCCGATGAAGGGCAAGGCCTACAAGATCGGCCAGAGCTTCGACATCACGAAGAAGCAGACGAAGACCGCGATCCAGTTCGACATGAAGTACTACGAGGTCACGGTGCCGGAGTACACGGAAGAGGTGGAAGTCCTCGTTCGTGGACCCGAGGCCGTCCTCGACCTCGTGGCCGTCGACCTGGGCAACGCTGCCATGACCATGTCGGCGCTCCTGGAGATCGACTCCTACGGGAACGGCCAGAACATCGGTGGGAACGACCGCACGGCGCTCCTCAACGGGCTCGAGGAGTACTACACCGACCAGACGAACCCGACCTACGCGGGCAACACCATCACGAGCTACGGGGGCCAGCCGCGCGCCGACGTCTTCAACGCCCTCAACAGCCCCACGGGGCTCATCCAGCCCAACGCTGGGCCGGGGATGAGCTACCACGTCCTCGAGCACTCCTACGCCTCGTGCAAGATCGGCAAGTTCGTGCCCAAGTACGGGGTCACGAGCAACCGGGGCGAGGCTTTCGTGAAGGAGTGCTTCGAGCCCCAGCGCCGGATCGACATGGCGGTGAAGGACGTCGAGATCGGCTGGGAGGGCACGCGGTTCAACTCCGCGGTGATCCTTGCGTCCCAGTACATCCCGAGCCAGGACTTCCCCGTCAACGAGGCGATCGAGCTCGGGTACACCCCCGCGGACGCCGCGGACCTCGCGCTCGAGTTCGAGATCCTCATCTGGATGAACCCGGGGACCCCGGGCGGCAACGACGAGCAGATCCGCCTGCACATGAGCGTGAGCAAGCTCTTCCAGTTCGGGTTCACGGGCTTCAAGGTGGCCCAGGACTCGACGGTCGTGGCTGGCCAGCAGCTCTTCGCGGGCAACATCATCGGGCGTGCGCCTCGCTACGGGCGCATCCTCTACGGCTTCACTCGGTAAGGAGGACCTCAAAATGGTGGAGTTCAAGCGCGACCAGAAGGTCCTCTTCTTCAGCGGGGGGACGCCCGAGGAAGAGGACACGCTCGAGTCCCGGTTCCCGTACCTGGGGCTCATGGGGAAGAAGGGCTTGTGGGACGGTTCCACGGGCTACAGCCTCGCCGAGATCGCTCTCCTCGGTGCCTCGCCGGGGGACCTCACGATCCAGCTCGTTCGGGTGGACTCAGCGAGCCCGACGATCCCGAGCCAGTACGACCTCGCGTGGTGGAGCGGGGCTTCCGGGGAGCAGGACTGCAAGGTCACCACGGAGTCGGACAACGCCTCGCGCGTGGCCGGGGTCTTCATGGCGGATCTGACCGCCGTGACGGATCAGCGGGTCACGTACATCGCCAAGGACGGGGTCTACCCGACGAAGTTCGTCGCGAGCCCCACCGTGGCCCCCGACGCCCTCGGCAAGCAGGCGATCCCTGCCACGGACGGCATGGCCGACTGCGTCAACGCCGCCGCCAGCGTGCTCTACAGCTTCGGGCGCGTCGCTGGTGCCCAGGTCAACAGCGCGCTGCACCGCCTCGACGACACGGCGCTCGTGTCGCTGAAGCTCGTGGACTAAGGGAGGGGGCAACATGGCAGCCGACATCGAAGTCCCTAACGGCGGAAGGCCCACCGACGTCTGGGGGTCCGAGCGCGTGGCCGTCGTCAAGTACACGGGGCCGAACCCCTACCCCAACGCTGGGGGAACGGTGGGAGACCCCATCTCTGGCGCGGACGTGGCGCTGAAGGGCATCCTCGGGGTGCTCAGCGGCGTCGCGTTCGACCCCGTGGGCGGGGCCTATCGGATCGTCGTCTACGACCCGGTCTTGGAGACGATGCGCTGGTTCGTGAGCACCACGGGCGTCGAGGTGGCGAACGGGGTGGACCTCTCGGACTACAGCGGCATCTTCGTCTTCCTGTCGTAGAAGGTGGAGGTGAGGGGCAGTGTCAGAGCGGGTGATCGACGTCTGGACGAAGGTCCGCCTGCACTGCCCCTTGGCGCCGGCCAACCTGTGCCGTGACTGGGTCAACCGGGCCCAGCGGCTCGTGGGCTCGCGGCGCCCGTGGTCGCACCTGAGGCTCTTCGGCCAGATCACCACGGACAACGCGAAGAACGGCCTCGTGACGGCCAACCGGGGGTCCACGATCATCCTCGGACCTGGCGCCCCGACCCCGCTCTTCGCCCTCTCGGACGTGGGGAGGCAGCTCCGCATTGGAACGGCTTCCCCCGTCAACACCATCGTCTCGGTGGACCTCTCGAACGACACCGCCGTGATTCAAGAGCCTTGGGGGCCGCTCTCGGTCGTGGCGGCCCAGAGCACCATCCTCGACGCCTTCGTCACCATGCCCAAGGACTTCAACCGCTTCCTCGGGATCATCGACCCGGTGAACAACTGGCAGCTTCACTTCTACATGACCGAGGCCCAGCTCAACCGCTGGGATCCGAAGCGGGTTTCGACGACGACGCCGTGGGCCTTGGTGTCCCGCGGATACTCGGCGCTCGAAGCCACGCTGGGGCAGCCCCAGTACGAGCTCTGGCCCTACACGACGGCGGCGAAGTTCTATCCCTACGCGGGGATCAAGCAGCCCAAGGTCCTTGGAGACCTGGACCCGCTCGAGGGGCCCTTCCAGTACCGCCCGGACGTCCTCGAGCTCTACTGCCTGTCGGAAGCGGCCTCCTGGCCGGGGCCGAGCTTCGACCAGAAGAACGTGTACTTCAACCTCGCCAACGCGGCGCAGAAGCGAGCAGACTTCGAGAATGAGCTCTGGATCTTGGAGCAGAGGGACGACGAGATTTACCCGATGCTCAAGGAATCGGTCTCGTGGCTCAACCTCCCGTTCGCGCCGCTCGACTCCCGATTCATGCAAGAGCACGACGCCTACAGCCTTGGGCTCGTGTCCTCGTACTTCTAAGGAGGCAACGATGGCGGTCAAGGATCTTCTCACCGCGGACACCAACTACGTCGCGGACGTCCCGAGCGCGGGATCGAGCGACATGGACGGCCCGGGGGAGCTGCTTGGGGAGCGCGAGTCCCCCTCCCCCGTTCTCAACCCCTTCAACCAGGCCGTCGCGGCCAAGTCGGGGACGGCGGAGACGGGTGGCAAGATGAAGACGAGCCGCTTCGCCAACACCCCTCACGGCGGTGCCAGCGAGATCGGGCTCTCGCAGGCGTTGAACCTCACCGGCAGCAAGAAGGCCGGATAGGAGGCCCCTGTGGCCCAGCCCGGCCGCTACACCATCTTCCGCACCGATTCGGGGGTGGACTTCCTCGCGGCGCTCGCCCAGAACGCGGCGATCTTTGCCAACCTGGCCCTCCCAGGAGGCATCGGGATCGCTCCCTTCTGGGTCCAGTCCCTCGAGATCATCTCGGTGGAGAATCTCGCGTGGGAGCTCTGGTTCTTCAACAGGACGACC